TAAGTGATCGTATCTATAGTGCTATCGAGCAATATATGTCAGATGAATTTGATATCTGTGACTATGATGATAACATCGATTGGGATGATCGTATCAGCTCTAACATCGACAGGTCTATGATTCAAGAACTTGTTGAAGAGTCAATTAAAGAAAACATCACATTCGAGGTACGTGTATCATGAACCAACCCGAGTCAAACGGATACTTTGTATTCGTCAAACAAGGTTACGATCGAGCCTACTATTGTGTAGCAGGTCGTGATATCAAGCTGGAAGATGCAGTCTGCTATCTATTCCAGAATGAAGCCGCTAAAGTATGTACAACAATGAACATGGAACTTAACGATGAACTCCGTCAAAAAGAAACGCTCGATGAATCCAGAAGTACTAGCCAAGGGAAAAGCAGCCCTTGAACAGTGGCGTAAAGAAAAAGCTTATGCACAAAAGAAAGGTGGTAAGTTCCTTGAAGCATGGAATGAAGAACAAGAGCTCACCATTACAAGCTATCAAAAATTTCTGTAATGACTGTGTAGGAGGTATTCGTACAGACATAACCAACTGTACTGCCAAACAATGTTCTCTGTATATCTATCGTCCATACAAGAAAGGTGAAGAATGAAAGTTCGTATCCGTGAAGACTATCGTGCAAACCATTGGTGGGTTGAATACACTAAATGGTACCTTGTTAACTGGGTAACTGTTGATGTATTTATAGGTAGCGATGCTATGAACAAAGCCTTAGCCTGTGCTAAACGTGTTAAAAAACCTAACATCATTGAGGTTGAATGATGACACCAAACATCATAGAATACAACCCAGACGACTTTAAAAATATTCTTGCGAAAGATTATAAGTTTATTAAAGAACCTGAAAGATCTGAATGGGTATGCTACATGTTCGGTGCTAGTGCTGGTAATGGTATTAGCTATCGACCACTCAAAGATAAACAACCTAACTGGTTTGTTCGTTATATGATGAAAATCTGTTTTGATTGCACATGGGTAAAGGATAAACAATGAATGAATATTGCTTTCAAGTAAGTCGTACACGAACTGTCTGGGTTTGTGCAATTGATGAAGAAGAAGCTGCATCTAAAGTCTATGAAGAAATCGGTTATGATCCCGATGAAATGGAACTTGTTGACGTAAACTTCGACATATAATATGGAACTATATAAACTACCCAGAGGCTCTCAATTCAGACTAATCGGTGACACCCAAATACCGCCTGAAGCAAGACACCCTAATCTTGATAAAACATACAAGCTAATCAACATCGATGGTATGTACTCTTATTGCCTTGATGAGAATAAAGATGTATACCACTTTGCCGCATGGGCTGACGTTACTGAGGTAAACAATGATAGCGTACAAACTGTTTCGTAAACGTAAAGACGGTACTTATGGTCCACTGTTTATTAATCGTAAACAAAAACTTACTACTGATGTATGGTACTTTGCCAAAGATCATAAAACAAAAGGCTATAAGCATCGTCCTGGTTGGCATGCATGTGCTAAACCTATTGCTCCACACTTATCTAAGAAAGGTCGTGTATGGTGTAAAGTAATTATAAATGATCTTGAACGTCATCAAAGACCTGAATCACAAGGTGGTCTCTGGTTTACAGCTAATGTACTTAAAATTGTAGAGGAACTATGAGTTCAACACTAATCGCAATCATCGGTCTCGTATACTTAGCTGTATGCGTTGATCTGTTCTTTAAAGGCAGTACAGGTCTAAGCATTGCTTTCCTAGGTTATGCTATCGGTAATGTAGGTCTATACTTGGAGACAGTAACCAAATGAGACAACGAACAGTATACCTAGCAGGTCCAATGGAACATGTGTCTGTTGACGAAGCTAAAGGTTGGCGTTCAACAGCAACACACCTATTAGCTCCAACCTGTAAAATTCTTAATCCATGCAGACGTCTTCATGCCTTCGAAAAGAAATACATGAAACGTATCTTTGAGTTAGATCTTCGTGATATCCGTGAGTCTGACTTAATCTTAGCTAACCTAGATAATCCATTAGTACCTAAACATGGTACTGCTATGGAAGTATTCTATGCTGCTTATATATTAAAAATCCCTGTTGTAGCATTCAAAGCTAGTGACTCAACAATCCATCCATTCTTTGAATCCCTTGTCACTGAATGGCGTTCAACTGTAGATAAAGCCTGTGATACAATTCTCTCGGAGTACTTATGATCGGTCTGTTAACAATCATCGTAATCTACACAATCTGGTACAGAGTTTCATTTAAGGATTAATATGCCATACATCACTCAAGAAGACCGTCAATCAAACCACATGTTGCAATATGAACCACGTACTGCAGGTGAATTAAACTTCATAATTACTACATTCATTCGTGACTACTACAATGCAATGCCTTGTTATCAATCCATCAACGACATCGTTGGTGCACTTGAAGGAGCTAAACTAGAGTTCTATCGTAGGGTTGCCGCCCCTTATGAAGATATCAAAATCAACCTAAACGGAGATGTATACTGATGAGTACAGTAATAAGCGATCAACGTGCTAAAGAAATCTTAGCATCATGGGATAACGAAGACTTCTTTGATATTAAAGCCCGACAATACCTTGAAAAAGAACGTGAAGAAATCCAAAAAGGATGGTCTGAAGTGTTCGGTCAAGAATACAACAAGGAAATTGATATGTATGAAAACAAAGATCACATCAACCCTAAGCACTACAAGAACGTAGCCGCAGGTAAGCAATACATGGAGCTCATGGTTGACATGCTTGCGGGTAAGTCAGGTGTAGAAGCTCACTTGTTCGGTCAAGTGTATAAGTACCTGATGCGATGTGGTAACAAAGACCAAGAGGTGCAAGAGTTAAACAAAGCTCTGTGGTATTTGCAAGCACTCATCAAGTTTAAAACTGAAGGTAAAGTTCTATAAATGAACCACATCAAGACGGTCAAACGTTTTGTCGCTGGAAGTCATAAGTTCTTCGACATCTATGAATGCACTGTAGATGAAGTAGATACCTATACTTCCAGTACTGGCAAGGCAATGGTTAAAGTATCCATTGAAGGTAAAGAGTATAATGGTCTCCATAACAAATGGGTCTATGAATACTTATGCGCCAACGAAGGACAGCCATCTTTTGTAGTCTTCTGGAAAGCCCCTAAAGGTGATCCTATGGTAGCCTACGTTAAAGAGATATGGCAAAATCACATTGATGGTACTCCACAAGAGACTGTCTATTTAGCTTCTGATGAAGAGGCTCACAAACAAGAAGGTGAATCCTTCCTGTACATGTGGGTTAATAAGGATACCGATAAGAAGTACATTGGTAAACACAGAGGTAAACCTGATGATGGTTATGTATGCTCATCTGAAAGCTTTATGACTGAATACAATGAGTGTCCATCAAGGTTTATACGAACAGTATTAGCTTATGGTAGTGATCAAGAGATGCTTGAGCTTGAAACTATTATGCTTCTACAGTTAAAAACCCGTATGAGTCCTCTGTACTACAATCTTTCAAACAATCTTAATAAGGAAAACTGATGGCTAAATCAAATGCTGTTAAACATGATTTCACTATCAAGCTTGGTGGTCAAAACTATGAGATTCAACTAAGCCCTAGCACTAACTATGGTTGGTTTGAACACAATGAGCTTGGTGACGAGTCAGGTGGAGGTCTCTGGTTTGATCGTGGTATGTTCTTAATTGACTACGATGGTGTATATGAATTACCTTTTGAAGTTAAAGATACACTAGTCAGGTTTGGTTATATCGATCCATTGGAGGCAGAGCAATGGTAATGATCGAAATTGATGACGATACTGAAGACGCTATTGTATGTGCCAGCTTGCTTAAAATGTATAAACATTTAAACAATGAGCGTAGCTACAAATACTTATTTAGTGTTGACTCACATGAGAACCTAGTGCAAGTACATATACTCCGAGACGCAGTCAAAAGAGTATACGAGTACTATAGCACGGATAAACTTGAATAAAATCAAGCTAACCGCAGACGGTACCTTATAGATACACACGGAGAACCTATGAAAAGATACGTTGTAACTTGCTGTTTCGAAATCAATCATGATGAAACTATGGCTGACATTGATACTGTCATCCATGAGTTTGTCAGAGAAGACTTCTTAGATCACTATAAAGGTGAAATGTTTTATGTAGTACAAGCAGAAGAAATCAATGACTAAAGACAAAGCATTACGCCTTGCATTAGAGGCTTTGGAAAAACTCTGGAACATCATTGACGACATAGACACTTATAGCGATATGGCAAAAGAAGATGAAAAGCTATATCGATCATTGGTTGAACGCAGACAGCGCCAGCGGTTTGAAGAAACTGGAATATCAACTGATGGCTATGAATTGCATGGTGGAGCCATCACCGCCATTAAAGCCGCACTCAAGGAAAAGAACACATGAACCGAGATAAAGCGTATACAATGTATACAACAGCTGAAGAATGTAATGAGGTTTCTCAAAACATTATGAAGATACTTAGGTTTGGTCTTGATACTGTCTATCCAGCTGATGGTAAAGAAAGTAATCGAGATAAACTTGAGGAAGAAATGGGTCAATTAATGTTCTGTCTTAATCACTTGATCGACGACCTTGGTCTGAATGAAGACAACATTATGGCGGCTTACAATCAGAAAGCTAACACATGGTTAAAATGGAAAGCCTATTATGTTAATTGATACGTCTCAAGAGGGTGTAGTACGAGTTACTATTGACTTCTTTGTTCCACTTACAGATGAACTTGAGTATAAGCTTGACTATATTCTAGATAGCATAGCTGAACTTGAGCATGACTATGATAAGGAGATTGAACTTGAAATCGCAAAGTGACTGGGATTTATTCTATATGAGGATTGCTGACTTAATATCTCAGCAGTCTTATGCAGAAGATCGTAAGGTAGGTGCTATTGTTGTTAAAAATGATAACATCATTTCATTTTCATACAACGGTACACCAAGAGGTACAAACAATGATACCCAAGTACATGAGGTACTACATGCAGAAGCCCAAGCTATCTCCAAAGTTACACGTTCTAATCAATCTACTGTTGGTGCTACTCTATATAGCACTCTTTCCCCTTGTATTGATTGCGCTAAGCTTATATACGCTGTTGGGATTCATCGAGTGGTTTTTAGAGACCCTTATAAATGCTCTAAAGGAATAGAATTCCTTAAGAAACAAGGGGTTATAATTAACAATACACAACTGCATGAAGCATTCATTGACCCAATGTTGCTGATTAACACAGGACTATACAACAATGAATGAAACAACTCTAATCTTAGTAATAACTGTGCTTGGTTTAGGTGCATACAACTGGCACCTCCATACAGTCATTCAAGGACTTAACGAGCAGATCGATAACTTCCTTGAGATGGTCATGGAGATGGCTAAAGAGCTTCAAGATCTTGGATCACCTAACGTGAAAGTATTAGATGCAAAAGAAAAAGAAGAGCTATGACAGACCTAAGAATATCCGTGTGACAGTTGCTTGTTTACCTGACTCTGAAAATGAAGTAAGACAATTATTCTTTGATTGTCTTAACGATTACAGTAAGCGTTTCAAGGTACCTATTACGGATAAAAAGTTTGTAGTTCATATATGCTTGATTGAATACGAAGAAAGTAATATCGAGCAGGGATTAACTATCTACAATGAAGCTGATAAAAGAATTCTTATTCAGCTGAGAGACCCACTCTTAAACGATTGGGGTACAAGCCACTATGTCATGGATAAGTTTATTAATATTCTTTGCCATGAAATAGTGCATGCATGCCAGTACTTATGTAACCGTAAGATACCTAAATTCAACAAGCTAGACTACGATAAAAAAGATTTAAGAGAGCAATATTTCTTTGATCCTTCTGAGATGGAGGCTCGTATGCTCGAAGCCCCATACACATGCTTTTACGGAGATAAACTTGTATGAGTAAACTAAGGCTATGTGTAGACATTGAGACCAATGGTTTTATTCCAGATGTAAATAAGATCTGGTGTCTTGTTGCTGTTGATTCAGACAACGGGAATGTCTACTCATTCTCAGACTATGACGATGAGCTACCAAGCTTGTCTGAAGGTCTTGACTTCATATCTAAGGCTGATATAGTCTTCGGTCATAACATTATTGGTTATGACTTAGTAGTACTAGACTATATCCTTGGATTCAAACTACCAGACACCGTTAAGGTGATTGACACATGGATTCTATCCCAACTAAACCAGTATAAGCGTGAGCATAAACATGGTCTTGAGGGATGGGGTGCCAAGTTAAACTATCCTAAGCTAGACTTCACTGAGTTCAATAACTACAGTAAGGAAATGCTTACATACTGTATCCGAGATGTTCAACTGAACGTAAAGGTATACAAAGTATTAACTGAAGAAGCCACTAACTTAATTCGTAAGTATCCTCTGTACAAGAAGGGTATCGAGGTTGAGACTGAATTCGCTAAGATTGAAGCTGATATCCGAAGTAAAGGATGGATGTTTGATATGGCTAAAGCTCAGACACTTCTAACCGAAATCAATAACAAGTTAGATGCTATTGAGAAGGTACTCGAACCTAAAATTGGAATGAGGTGTATTAAGATAGATGGAAAAGACGAATTCAAAGAACCCGCTTGGCGTAAAGACGGGTGCTATACGGTCGCCACAGTTAAACACTTTGATTTACCACAAGAGTCAGGAAGAACTACGAGACCTATTGAAGGACCGTACTGCAGAATCTCCTTTGAACAAGGAAAAGTCGGATCAATCGAAGTCGTAAAAGACTGGTTGTATTCTATTGGATGGGTACCTGATGAATGGAATGTGGAAAAAATAAATGGTAAATTTGTTAACAAATCTCCTAAGATCACTGAGTCTTCGCTTCAAAAGCTTGGGGCAGATGCTATGCTGGTATCTGACTACTACACCATTAGAAGTCGTAAAGGCATTCTTGAAGGATGGATTAATGAAGTACGTAACAGCAAGGACAATCGTTTACATGGTCGCATGTGGACTATTGGTACTCCTACCTTTAGGTGTAGACATGAAGTTGTTGCTAATCTCCCTAGTGTTGACTCTGTTTATGGGAAAGAAATGCGTGGACTACTTATATCCGAACCCGGAACTACCATTGTCGGTGCTGACTCAGCTGGAAATCAGATGCGTGGTCTTTGTCATTATATACGGAACGATGATTTTACTAATGAGGTAATCAATGGAGATGTCCATCAACGAAATGCAGACGCTCTTGGTACTAGCCGTAAGCTTGCTAAGCCTTTTCTTTATGCTTTTCTTTTTGGGGGTGGTGATGGTAAGCTTGGTCTCATTCTTACGGGCAAGACGGATGCAAAGACGGGTAAGCTTGCTAAAGAAAAGTTTGAAAACTCAATACCCGGATTAAAAGATCTTAAGGATAATCTATCAAATCTATTTGATAAGACGTCTAATATCTTCGGTAAAGATAAAGCTTTTATCAGAGGTATTGATGGCCGTATGGTATTCGTAAGCTCTCAGCATCAAGTACTTAACTACCTATTACAAACTGCTGAGGGTGTCAGCTGCAAAGCTGCAGCGGTATATCTCAGAGACAAACTAAAAGAACGTAACATCCCACACTACTTTGTTTTGCACTACCATGATGAGGTTGCTGTTGTAACTAAAGATGAGTATGCAGAAGAGGTAGCTGAATTATCTATCGAAGCATTCACCGAAGCACCTAAATGGTTTGGTATCGAGTGCATGGGTGGTGATGCACACACAGGTAAAACATATGCAGAGGTACACTAATGATTGAATCAGATGATCAATTCGATGTGGCAATCATTGATGCAGATAGTATTCTGTATCAGATTGCTCACATGCAACCGTCCCCTGCGTTATGTCGTAAAGCTCTTGACGATAAGATGAAAGAGATTATGACTAACACTGGGTCTATCAACGGTGCAGTGTTTATTAAGGGTCAGAATAACTTCCGATACCAAGTAGATGCTGCCTACAAAGGTAATCGTAAAGATACTATCGAACCTGAAGTTAAAGATCGTATCGAAGAATTATACGAGTATGCTAAAGAGTTTGCTATACAAGCAGACGATGGTGAAGCAGACGACTACTGTGGTATT